AGTCAGCACCGGCTGAGGCATCTTTTGTCAGGCTTGGCACGTCGATGTTTGCCACGCGAGAGCAAGAGCGCCAATCACCAAGAGATAGGCCAATGTCCCATTTCATGTGATCAAGATAAATCTCTTGCATCGTGCGAGTTTCACCAGCGCCTTCTTGCTTGGTTGTCTGCCCTTTGTCGGTGTGCTGGAAGCCAACAGCCGACCCTTTGGGATACAAGAGCTGGCAGCCCTTTGGCCCCCAAGTCACGAACCACGCAGACGTGTTGTCTGAGCCAGTACCGCCCGCGTCGATGATCTGACGGCCACTATCAACGCTTGTATCATTGTAGCGCGCATCGAGGCCCATGAAGCCGTGAGGTGTGACCTCAGTGTCACCATAGAACATATTGCGCGCAATGAAGTTGTTGAAGCCTTGCAGCTTGCCAACAGCCTCAGACGCACGGAAGCCGGAGGCATTGCCGGACAAATCAGCAAGAGCTTTATCAGCCTCGCTATAGTCCTCGATCATGCCAGTTGTCTCAACGACCGGCGCGGTTGTTGTCTTGGACGCCTGAACGCCCTCGTTGTAGCGACGGAAGGCAGGCTCAGGAATGCCCGTGCGGATAACCATGCGATGCTTTGAGCCGTCATTGCATTCGGCATAAGTGCCGTGGCGGATGATTGGGTTTGACCGCTCAGCCACCTCGATGATTGTTGAGATATTGCCATTGTGATCAGTGCGAGAAAGCACATCGAGCAATGACGGGTTTTGAATACCTAGTTCAGCCATTTTCTAATGGTCCTTATTTGGTGGTTTCTGAATAGAGCGACTTGGCGAGGTTCTTTTCCGCGCCAGCCGCATTTGGTGAAAGGATGGTGCCGTCTTGCAGCGCCTTCCCAGCGTTAACGGCAAACTTGATCACCGCAGGGTGGCTTCCCAACCCGCTTTGATTAAGCACCGCTTTCAGATCATCGGAACCAAACTTTTCGATGGCCGTACGAGCAATCGCCGCGTTAGCCTCGAAATTGTCGCCACCAATGTCAGGATCAGCTTGGGCCTCTTTGCCCCATGTTTCAATTTGTTTTGTCATCGCCGCAATGCCAGCCGTTTCAGCCTCAGCAGCAGCAGCAGCGTGCGTTTCAGCAGCCCACTGCAGCGCCTCAACAGCCGTCGCATTTGGGTTTTCAGCGACCCAAGCGGTTGCCGTTGTTGAGAACGCATCCAGATCGGCCTGCATCGCCTCAAAGCCCTCAGGGGCAGTCAGCTTTAATTCCGTTGCGGCGGCGTCACTATCTGCGGGCTCGTCGCCAGCAGCAGGCTCAGCACCAGCAGCCTTGGCAGCGGCCTCAGCAGCAGCAGCCTGAGCCTCAGGTGTTGCAGGCGCGGCATCGCCAGCGGCAGGTGGAGCGCCAAGAACCGTGTCGCCAGCAGCCGGAGCCGCAGCAGCAGGCGCGGCAGCCGGAGCTGCGCCACCACCCTCGCCAGCGCCCTCAAATGTGCGGCGATCCGCAAAGAAATTCATCCAAAAATTGTGCATCATTCGTCCTCAGTTTGATTTTTCTCATCCGCTTCTACAGCGATTTGCAGGCGTTTGTCTCGCTTTTCTGCTTCAACAAGCATATCGGCATATGACTTGATGCCAAGAGGCGTGACAAAATCGTTGAGAATTTCAGCGCCAACCTGTTGCCTACCGCGCAGCAGCGCATCATGTCCGTTGTCGTAAAAATCAACGGCATCATGGCATGACTTATCAAGGATTGACCAAAGAATAAGACGCCCGCCCTCAGTTGAAAGCATCTGCTGCCAAGCATCCATCAGCTCATCACGCAGCTCTTTGTGGACAGCATCGAGGTTTGACACGGCAGTCATAGGCCAGCCTCCTCAAGACCTGCAGCGCCGCGATCGCTTGCCTCAGAAATCAGGCTTGCAGCATGGGCCAGCGGCTCAGCAGCCTCGATCATCCCTTGCTGTTGCTCAGCCTCAGCTCGCGCTTTGCGGCTTTCGTTCGCCTGCTTTGTCGTGCGGATCATGCTAGGCGGCGGTCCTACCTGATCTGCAAATGCGTCAACCGTTTCATCAACATCGAGCTTATCCAGAACCTCAGGCTTGAGCTGAGCAACGGAGCCGACAAACCCGATCGTGCGCTCGATCGCTGCGAGGCCGATCGCCTTTTGCGCTTGAGCCAAGAGGCCAATAAACTCAACTTTGACCGGCGACCCATCGAGCGCGTCAGGTGCCTCAGGTAAAATTTGAGCCTCTTGCATGTAGTGGAATGTGGACTCGATGACCGGCTGCAACAGCCCATTGTTCAAGCTCTCAAGAACCGGCCCAAGGACCAGCAATTTTTCCTCGTGCATCGATGCGATCGCCGTTGCCGTCACGTCTTTCACGCCCTCGATCCCCATTTCAGAGGTCATGCGGAAAAGGTCAGTGATGAATGAGGCCTTGATCCGTTGTTGCGTCTCAAAAATGTCCTCGCGCAAATGGCTAATGTCCACATTGGGGACGTGTGCAGGGCGCGCGCCGCCCTTTTCAATATTCATTGTCGTGACAGTCGTGAAGCTGGCAGGGTTGCCGCTATAGGTCCGCTTTGATCCAGCTGGCCCCTGCATGGGGGGCTTGATCATGGTTTGAATTGCGATCGCTTTGTCACGATGCTGGACCTGCAATTGCACCGCATCCCCCAAAGCTTCCATTGCAGGGCTGGTCACTGACCAAGTTTCGCCCTCAGATGCTTCCCAGCGAGGGCCAAGCATCCCGTTCACGCCGAGGCCAGATACATCAAGCATCTTGGCGCTTTCGTTCTTTTCCCAATAATAGACCGCCACCGGCTTGTTTGTGGATAGCGGCGAGTTCGGATCACGCTTTTTGCGCAACTCAACAGCCGCGCAAACAGCAACATTCGTGTGGCGATCGTTGCTATTGTAGCGATTGCGCACCGAATTGCTGACGCGATCCTCGCCGAATTGCTCGACGCACTGCTCTACCGTCATATTCAAATCCCAATGCAGCGCATTGATGACGCCCTCAGAATCCTCAGCAATGCGATAAAGCCCCATTGGGAAGGCGTGGGAATGGATCACGTTCTCAAAAGAGCCACGGATGAGGCCGCCAAAAGTACCGTAAAGGCCAAGATCACCATAACATTTGTCTAGCGTCCCATACATATTTGACCCGCGCAAAACCTGATACATGCGAGATTGGCACGTATGCAGGTAGGCCTTAACGTCAGGATCATCGATGTCGTCTTGACCGTGAATGCCGAGCTTGAACCAAGGTCGCGATGGCGACGTGACGCCACCCATCAGGCCAGATTTAAGCGTTTGGTGGGATTGGCTTGCCGTTGTGTCGACAACCTTCTTGTTTATCGTCGAGCTTTTGCGACTCTCACCAAGGAAGAACCGGCCTTTTGTCGGCTTGATCGCATCCCGAAGCTCGCGGAAATGTGGCTCCCACATCTGATATTCAACGTCCATACTGCGACGGCGACGGCCCAAGGCTTTGATCAATTCAGCGGTCATTTTACGGCCCCAGCAATGTTTTCTTGATCGTTGGCGCTGACGGCTTCACGCCACCACCACCAGTCAAGATTGTTGATTGACGGCCAGCGGCACCACTTTCAGACGCGCCGCGCATCACAGCGGCTTGCGATGCTTGATACTCAGTTGCGGCCTCAGGCTTAGTTGCTCCACACATGGGAAACCTCACAGATTAAATGGGTCATATTCTTCATCTTGTCTTTGCTCCTCAGCTTCTACGATTGACCGAGCCTCAACAGGATAGGCGTAGGTCAAAGCCAGCGCGTCAGCTATGTCAGGCGACTTAACGCCGCGCTTTTTCATGTCCTTCTTGCTTTCCAGCAAAATAGCGTTGTGCGTGTCATATGTATACAGCGGCGATAAAAGCTCAAATTCCAACTTGGGATCAGTCGGGATCGCGAGGCCTGTTTTCAGAGCATCACGCATCGATGTCCACATTTCCGATCGCTTGTTTGCGGCCTTCCATCCTGCGGGGACAGAAAGATCATGCTTTCCCCCAAAGTCCACGCCGATTGGATTAAAGCCAAGCTGGACGAGGCGGTCATAAACCCCAGCGCCCATGCCGCCCATGTCGATGAAAACACCGTCAGCATTGTATTTCTGCCAAGCCTCAGCAACTTTTGCTGCAAACGACATTGTGTCAATGTTTTCATAAACCTCGATCGGCATCGATCGCCCATCACGACCCCGACGCGGGTAGATCACAGAGCTGTCATCGCCAAAGCGCGCCACATCGACGCCCAAAACCATCGGATCAGCAATGTGAGAAATGGCCTCGATCGCCTTGGCCTTCTCAACAGATTCCGTTGGAATGAGCTGATCATCCGTCTCAGCATTGAAGTCGCAACCGTACTCTTGCGCGATTTTGTTCTCTGACATTCCTGAATCCCTTTCCTCTTGAATATCCTCCTCAGTCAACCGGCCAGTGTCCTTGTAGGTGCGGCGATCGGCAATCCATTTTGGATTTTTGAGGGCCATGTCGAAGGTTTGAAAGCCGTGGTTGCGACCGCGAGGCGTGTAGATGAATAGCGCCCAGCCGCCATTTTCTAGCAAGATCGGCCTGATGTAGTCCCACGCGAGCGGGTTTGCGATCGACCACTCAGAAAGCACAACGCCAACCACGTTGGAACCAACAAGGCTGTCATAGTTATCAGAGCCAGCCATTTGCCACGCACTGCCATTTTTCAGCTCGATGAGCATTTCTTGATTGCTGACACGCTGGACAATGCCAGATGACCCGCGCGTTCGCTGCGCTTGCGTGAAATTGGGAAACACTTGGTTCAAAATCTTGCGGCCTTGACCGTCAATGCCATTCCAGATCGCCTTGCGCGCTTGCGCCTGTTCTGGGAACAAGTGCCAATAGGTGCCAACCCGCTTGAACATTTCGCGAGCTGTCAGGTTCAAGCCCATCGAGTCCTTGCCAGCCCGTCGGTGCCAGACACATGCCGCGCGCTGGTATTGCTTGCCGTGACCAAAGTTGTTGAAAACGTGCGTTTGATAGTCGCGGCAATGCCAATCATTCGGGATTGTAATTTCAGCCATCGCCATCCATCCGATCGACAACATTGACCGTCAGCTCGCTATCAACTTGCGATCGCTCAACAAGGCCAAGATCGCGTGAAATGATCGCATGATTGAACAAACCAGCAGCGGCACCGGCAAATTTTTGCTCATAAATTATGTCTTTGACCTCTTGGCACACGTCCACAAAGTCATCCCGCTTGCAATAAACATCCCAAGTGCGCTGATTGATGCCGATATGAATGCACAAGCTCTTGATCGTCATCGCTCGCGCCTTGGCGATATTCATGCGGGTGCCGTTTGCAAAAACTTTTTGTTCCCAAAGCGGGTTGTCGTCAGCCCAATCGAAATAACTCAGGCAGGATTCCATCAAATCCTCAGGTGTTTCAAATGTAAGGTGCGCGCCTGCGTTCGGGCGATTGCGCCAAAACTTATTCTCAGGCGGGTCATCTTTTTTTCGCCCACTATCTTCGCGATCTTTGTCAAACATCAATTCACCTCTACCAACCCCAATACCCCGCAATTGGTCGCGATGACAAATCCCGCTTTGCCAAAAGCCCTCAGAGACCTATGATTGCGCCGATAAATCCAGCAAAGAAAGATCAATTATGTCACTTCTTCCAAAGATCGCACGATTTAACACGGTACAGGTTTTCGGCCCATATAACGAAAATCCCCCCAAAATGCACCTAATCGTTGTTCCATCATCAGGTTCCGTTGAGGTTTACCTGCGTAACGGCCCGAACACGGACGACTATCAGATTTATGAAGTCATCGACGCCTCAGGACCATCGACAACTCTCAGCCGTCACTATGAGGCGTCGAACACAGAATTTAAGGTTGTCCCAATAGACGGCGCAAGTTTTGGCTGGGGTGGCTCAATCAGCGAAGCGCAGCGAATTGAATCGCTACAGCTTTCATTAAATCAGCCTGATTTAATTGCGGCTGTTCTTGCCGACCCTGCAGTCCTTAGCGTTGCCTTCAATATCGACCCCAACTCGCCGCAGCGGACATTCTCAACCGAGAAGTATCACGCCGTTGTTACTGGGTCCGCAACTATCGCTGATGGCGGATCCAATCCAAACCTCACAACAACAACAATCATGAGCTATACGGGCGATGGCCTCCCAACGGGTCGCGGGGGTACAACACAAAAGTACGGTGCCGATGGCACCACAGAGGTTGCCGTCATGGACCTTAACAACCTCTCGTCAAGCATCGGCCATGTCGGAGGTGTGACGTGGGAGCAATCCGGCGAAAAGACCATCACAGCGACAACCTACGCAATTCATGACGGTCAGCTTGTTTATGCCACGGCAACGCATACGGAAACTATCCGCGATACGGTTGCGGACATGCTGGAAGAAAACCCTTCGCTTGTCTATGTCGTTGCGCCCGATGGAGTTTATGGGGATCAATTCCCCGCTGGCGTCAACTTTTCAGAAACGCATAGCGGCATCAGTCAAGCTGTGCGCGGCACTGGTGGCCTTGTTTTATTCAAGGCTGGATCGACAATTGACGAATTGGGCTACGGCTTTAGAACCCGCATGAACCTTGTCGATGAAGTCACGTTTGCAACTTACAATCCAGACGATTTGACGGACCGTTCTGGGCGCGTAACTTTGGACACTTCTCGACACACTGATCAGGAATATATCGGAACAACTGTTCACGGCGGACAACTTTCGCGTGCTGGATCAAGCGCGGTTTTCCACAACATTGATCTTGTCGGTGACTACAATTCTGATGGCACGGGCGACAACGACAACTTGCGCAGCGGTATCATTATTCAGGGCGGTGATTATGTCACCATTCACAACTGCACTGGGGACGGTATTCTATCGCTTGCAACCTGCGACGTTGATGCGGGTCAAGTAGCGCTTTCCTGTTCAAGCGGATTTAACAATCAAAACTACGGACTGTTACAGGGGCAGTCAAAATCGCTGGTTTGCTTTGGTAATATCTCAAACCAACCAGACGGAACTCGCAGCGGTGCCTTAAAGGGTTCCGACAATGTTTACCCTTGGCACGGTTGCGCCGTTCGCTGGACGCCAAGCGTGCCAAATTCCGTTTGGTGTATCTGGAAAAATTGGGCGCGGTCGCTAACAGGATGGTCAACGCCAACAATGGTGGACGGTGTATTGCAGGGCGTCACCAATCCCGCGTGGCGTATCTTGTGGAGCCATGACAGCGATCCAGACATCACGGGTCACGATGGTTGCTTCATGCAAAACTATAGCGAGGGCGGCTATACGATTGCGACCTTTAGTCAAGCGTTCGACGGGCAGCAACTTTTCGCTGGTGAAGTTCTGATTGGGTATAACCATTTCAGGGGCGGGAAATTCACTTCCAGCGCGGTGACCTCACAATATGGCGGAACGGTTGCCGTGGGTAACTTTGTGGAAATGCCTGACATTGTGTCCGTTGCGGGCGACAATCGTTTTCTGGAGGCATTCACTTTTAGGCACCCTAACAGCATTGCTGATAGCCAGAATGGGCAGGAATTGGAAACGTGCTATGCCTTCGGTAACACAACTGTGCTGCACCAAGACGCAGCAAGCTATACACCGGAAGCACAGCACCTTGATTTCAACGTTGTGGGGCTGGCTACAAATGCTTATGGCGTCATGGCCACAGTAGACCACGACAACGTGACAATCTGCACTCAAGATGGCCCTGCAAATTTTGCTGACTTCGATGGCGCTGCTAATATTTTGGGGGAATTGTTGGAGCCGCGACTTGCAACAGGTGAAATCCAAATGCGGATCGACGCGCGCGAATCCTTGCGGCCAGCGACAGGCGGTCTGGCAGGGCGATTAGAACCCGTCTAGGATCAATTCATAGAGAGACCATAAAGCCCGCCCTGCTTGATTGCGGGGCGGGCTTCTTTGTGTCTTGCGCTTACTTGGCTACAAGCGCGCGGACAGCCGCGTCTTTCGCCTCAAGCAACTTGCGCAAAGCTACTGTGCGCTCAGGATTGCGGGGCAAATCTTTGACGATCTGATCCGCCAATTCACCAAACGGCTTGCTGACCTTTTGCAAGTGATCCGGCAAATGGCCGTATGCGAAAAACTGCATGATGTAATCAGTCGGCTCAACTTTTGCCTGCGGAGTGTCAGGCATGTTAAAACTATCCATGATTGCTTCTTTCCTTATTTGAGGTTTGGTTGCGGGGTCAGCCTGTAGTTCGAGCGATCGACCCAGACAGATAGATCGCCCTCAGGATGCCAAAGCCCCCCGCTGCGGGTGTTATTAGCCCCACCGCCCGCTGGGGTATTTCAATACTAGACCACCTCGACACGCACGTCGACAATGCGATCCTTTGTGAAAATCGCAAAGTATTCACGCTCGAAACAGTAACAGCCCTTCTTTTCGCAAGGCGGCCTTGTCATCATGTGGTTCCCGATCTGCAGGCCGATGATCATTGACATACGATAGCTGTCAGCAACCGTATCAAGCAAGAGGACGCCATCACGCTCGATCGCGGACGCCTCGCCTTGCTTTAGCATGTCAGTCAAATTTGGTGGTTTGGTTTCCCCAACTTGACCAACCGGCGCGGGTGTTTCGGCTGAATAGCTCGGCATACGGCCCGCCAAAAAGCCTTTCAATTCTGTCATAAGTTTCATGTGGTTTCCTTGAGTGTTCGCCAACAGGGGCGACGATCAGCTCGCGCACACCCATATCAAGCCGTTTCGGTTTGCCGCGCGTGAATAGCCAACAATCCTCAGTGTTGCGCCGAGTGCCATGGCCCATCCCGATTTTCCAGTTTGCAGGATCATCGAGGCGAGGCGGTTGCGTATCGCGCGGACCATCAGCCCACGCGATGAATTTTTTCAAATGATTGCGCTCAGCATGTGGATTGAGCTTTGACCAACCAAATGCCTTGGACGAATACTCAAACCCCCAACGCTCAGCCAGCCAGATACCTTGCTTGAGGTGCGAGGAGGTTCCCCACATCAGCAAGGCGCAGTCAGGCGCGGCCAACTTCCACACCGGCAACTCAGCCATTTCAGCAACGGTCATCGTGTCATAATGCTGATCGGGCGCGCGCTGAGGGACGCCTGAGCTGGCCTCATTGTAGCCCTCGAACCGCCAAGCCGGATCAGCATAGATCACGCCATAGGCCGACTGCCTGAGAAGTCCGAAAGGCCAATCGCTCATCGCTTTACACCCGTTTCAATTTCAAAGATTTGCGTCACGACTTCTTTCAGCCGCGCCCTGATCTTGCGAATGCCGCGTGTCCTCGACCATCGCTCATTGTCATCCTCGACCTTGCCGTCTAGCACGGCCTTTTCCTGATACAATGCGGTCAGGCGATCGACCGTCATGAGACCAACCAATCGATTAGATGCCACCAAAACACGCAACTACCGGCAAAGAGCGGCACCATCCACCAACCTCTACCCATGATGCTTAACCTCGCGGTCCTCAAGGTCATTTGGCACACCAACCCTTGATGTCTCATCAGTAAAACGAAAGCCCCATTTGTTCTCAGTTATCCGATTGGTAGAAAACCCAGATACGACGCTAGTGCGTGAAGCGCTTAGAACAGCAGGCCGTTCATCTGGGATTTCAAAGGCAGGCTCAGGCAGGGTCACACCCTTGATGCGCGGACTCACAACCCAATCCCATAACCAAGAGCCAAGCCCCACCAGCCACCACCGAGGATAGCCACGACGCAAATGAAATCGCCTAAAAGTTCTCTGATCATTGCCTTGCCCTTTTCTGTTTTGGTTGCGGGGGGTGGATTTGAACCACCGACATCAGGATTATGAAACCCGCGCTCTACCACTGAGCTACCCCGCACGTTACTTTAACGCCAGAAACAACACCCACGTCAACCCATCAGGCACAAAAAAACCGCCTGCGTATGACTGCAGACGGCTCTTTGTTTCGTGAGTTTGGCAGCTAGGCGAGGAGGCCATCACCACCAGATAGCATGTTATCAGGGAGGATAACGTGTTGATGCGCCATTTCGACGGGATCGTCAGGCGCTACCTGCAGGCCATATTGGGACGCGGACGCTGCAAATTCAAATTCGGTATGCTCGACGGCATCAACCTCGATCGGGACAATATCGGGGAATGCCGCCAGCTCGTACTGGTCAACCGATTCGTGAAGCTCGATCAATTCTGTGCCGTGGTCAGCCGCCGCAGCAAGTGCCATCAAGGCCAGCGCAACAACGGCAAAAAGGGATTTGAAAATTTTAAGCATTGGGTTCCTCCATTTGTTTTCAACAGGCTCATGCGCCGCTAAGATTTGCCCAGATAACCAGACCACCGCGTAAACTGTCAAGCCACCGACTTGAGCGCAACCAAAATATCCCGATACGATTGCCGACCATACCGCTCGACCATGCCCTCATAAAATTTGACGCGACCAGCCAGCGCCTCGATCGGAAAATCCTCAGTCCACATGCCACCGCTGAGCGTGACCGTGCCAAGAAATGACCGAGCAGACCAGCAAACAGGATCAGGCATCAGGCTTGCCAATTTTGTCAGGCGCAAGGCCAAGCTTGTAAATTTGCTCAAGATCGCGGTCATCGACAAACCGACCGCCAACCGTCCAGTTTGATCCTTGCTTGACCATCTGATCAGCAACCAGAGTGAGCCTCGATCGATCGACACCAACCGGCCCCTTGGATTTGTAAGCAAACTGGCGTTGAACCTCATCCTCCCAACCATCGCCGTTGAGCCACGTTGCCGGATCAGGGGCAAAGCCATCCATGACCTTTTTGTCGGCGCAGAACGCCTTGGCTCGATCGATGATCAAACCCTGATCGACACCGCGCTTGATTGCGGCATCCCATTTCTGCCTCGACTTCTTTCGGCCTCGCTTAGCGCCACCCCGATGGGGGTAGGCATTATCCCAAAATTCCTGAAATCGATCGACTGGCTTTTCGACCGGCTTTTTTTGATCCTCCCCAAACAAAGGCATCACTTTCTGATCGCGCGAAAGAGTCTTTATATTCTTCTCTACTCTACTAGGTTGACTTAACCCTTTGTTTTCATTCGATCCAGCGCCAGAATACTTGGTTGAGACTCCGCCCAAACGGCCAGCAACTTTGGCGTTTTCACTTTGTTTGCGCTTAGTTTCTGAAATTTCCGCCGCTTTATGGTTTGTGAGCTGATCGCCGTTGACGATCAATTTGCCCATCCCGACAAGCTCTGAAATGGTGTTTCTGACACCAGTTGCGCCAACGCCTTTAATCCACCCAGCAAACCAAGCAGGGTCATTATTGACGGTGCCGCCGTGCTGATACATGAGGTCGATTATGATGGTGTAGACGGCGATCTGACGCTCAGTCAGGCCTTGTATCCCACCAAGGAAAGCGACCGGCTCGCGCTGATACCAGAGTTGGCCTTGCTTCACTTACCCGCCCCTACCGTAGTGCGCTCAGCCTCAGCCTCAGCCCGCAGCCTGAGCGTCGAATATATTGGGTTTCGCTCCTCAGGCCGCCAACCGGCCTTGATGGCCTTGGCGTGACCCGTGACCGTCCACAGGTGCAGGCCCAGCGCCTTAGCGCACTCGCCTCTTGTGTGGCACGGATTTTCGCGAAAAAAATTATAAACCGCTGTGCGGTTCTTGATGCCAGTCAGTTGATTCTGATCCATGTCTTGCCCTCATGTTATGTGATCAACAAATACCCCACAAAATGCGTGACCTGCAACCCTCAGGATTAATTTCTGATCAGCTTTTCAGTTTCCGCGCATACACGCTCAATTTGACTGTGATATTTGCCGATCGATCGTTGATCTTTATTCAGCCTGCGAACCTCGCGCAATGCGCGCTTTAGTGCTATGATTTTCTCAGCATCAGCCATCAGATTGCTCCTTTTTGTCGCCCTCTAAAACACGTTCGGTCATAATCCGTGCGGCCTCCTCTATGCACCTCTTGCAACCTGTTCCGTCGCAAACGTCAGGCCCGTTCGTCTCCCGACAAATATCCTTCCAGTGCATCAGTCTTGGCCCTCCGTTTGTGCGACCGCATCAGCTTCGATACGGGCGCGTCGGATATGCCCGAAAGTCATGGGCAGGGGCTTGCCATCGCCGTCCCACCCCACACTGTCATCGTCTGGTTCGTCGGCGCAGCCATCGTTACAGCCAGTTTCGGCTTCGACAATTTCAAGTAGTTCTTGTATCGCAGATTTAGCCATCTTTTTGCTCCTTTATCGCGGCTTCATTGAAAGGCGAAGGCGGCGCTCGGCTTCCAAATCCATGCGCAGCTTTTTGATCTCGGACTTTTGCTCTTGCATCAAGTCTCCCATCACTTCGATAGCCTTTGACACCTCATCAGCCATGGCAGTGAGTATCGTTTCAAGTTGCCGACCAGAGACGTAACCATCCTTGCGTATGTTCAAGTCAACCATCCGCCTGTCCCTCCTTTGATGACAGAGCTATCTCTACTTCGCGCACCGAATAATGCTCTGTATCCCACTCACCCAAGGCATTGACCTTAGAGACGGAAACTCTGTCGCCATGGCGAACACTTTCAGCAAACTGACGCGCCCGATCTTTAGGGTCAGGGCTGCAACATTGGTTCGCCCTGTCATATTCGGCCTGTGAAGTCTTATTCATCCGCTTGGCCCTCCTTCAATTTCGCAAGGTATTTTCAACAATCGCCACAAGGAAAAACCAAGGCCAAATCGCAGCGCATATCAGCATTACGGCCGATCTAACATCACCACCATCATTGTCCGAAACGCCCGCATTAAACGAAGGGCTTAACCTAAGCCCAGACATCGCGCCGTAGAATCCCGCCGCATAGAACGACAGGCCTAAAGCCCAAACCAAATAAGTCATTTCAATTCCTCCTTCAAATGAAAGCTACGGGTATCAACCGCGCCTCGTGTCCTGCTGGAAATTTCGCAGCCCATTCGATAGCGCCAACTTCGACGTCATTGCACTGCGGCGCTTTTACGGTCTGATAAAAGGCCGCGCCCTTTTCAGGGTGAATGACCCACCAGCGGTTTACGTGGCAAGTTCTGCCCTGTTTCGGCGTCGTGATTTCAGAAATCGGTAAGTAGATCATGTGATCCAATATATGTTGCTCAAGCACCCTCTTGGCCCTCCTTTGGATACCTGTTGCCGTACCTATGGTTCATCTGGTTGCGCGTGATCGCCTTGCCCATCTTTTCAGACGCATAGGACAATACATATTTCTGTGTGTATCTGATCGGGTTGCCCCACATTTCGCGCAGCGTGGCGTCAAGGTCGAAGTCTGGGTTGTCTGGGTCCACGAATAAATCAGGACGAAAGGCGGGGCGACCGCGCGGCACTGATGGCTTTGGATTACTGCCCTCTGGTGGCTCACAAACCACCACAGAGACGCCCTTGTCCTCTATAAGCGCCACAGCCTTTCGTGCTGCTACACCTTTGCCCAGATCGCCCACGGCTAGCACGTAGACTACATCGCCTTTCCGTGTGCCACCCCTGTTTATCAATTCGTCAAGGTGATCTCTTGTGCCGTTGTGATCAATGAACAAACGCGCCTCATCGTAAGGCACATGCGCAAAGTCTTTTGGGTCACGATTATGTCCATAAGCATTTTTCATAGGCTATAGCTACCGCACATTTCTCAACGCATCAACAATATAAATTTCTTTTTCCGCTTGCGTGTTGATAAATCATAATGTAGTTGTTGGTTAAGTTAAGCGAAACAGTGAGGACGGAACAGATATGGGAAAGAATGTAGACACGGATCGCTACAAAAGCTTTGATGTCATGCTTCCACAGGGTGCGCGGTCAAAGTTTTCAAAGGCTATAGCGGCTGTAGATAAAGCGGAAGATGCCCTGCCGGATGACGCGCTTCTTGGTACTGCGGCGGATATGAGAACCGCGATTAAGCACTACCAAACAGCAATCGAAAATCTCACTGAACTTATGCCGTATCGCAAGATGCTCGGCATCGACTAATCAAAGGACCGAAAACATGGACGCAGTAGCAGCTCCAAAGATTTCCACAGGGATTACCGTTGCTTACTCTAGCGGCAGAGGCGGGACGAAATGGCCTGAAACTCGCCACACTGCCGAAGTTGACGGTCGCACGTTGTTTCGGAAAGACGGCATTGAACGCAAATTCAAGACCAAAGAAGCTGCACTAAAAGCCGCCCGAGATTGGGCAGGCGAAACCGCAGGATAGGGGACACACAGATGAACGGATGGGTGATTGCATTCATAGTATACTACGCATTGAGTTTTGCTCTTGCGTTGAACCGCTGGGCTGCTGGGCGTGGCTGGGTCAAGGTCGGACCTGGGGATGTTTTCCTAGGTCCGTTCATTACGATTTTCCTGCTCTATATGGGCGGCTTCTTCAACCTCACATAAAAGTACGCCCATCATGGAATACGCAGAAGCCATACGCGCACTAAACAAGGCCGCTTACGCAGCAATCCGTGCTGGCGGCGACACAACCGCCCTGCCCAGCATAGACCGTCACTCCCTGCGTCTTATTGCGGGCGAGACTGACCGCCTTGTGGACTATGAGCAAAACAGTGGCGAACACCCCTCACGTATCAAAGAGGCGGTCTAATGCACCCCAGCGACGGAAACACCCACGCGCTAGAGCAGCACCTTGCCGAGCGCGAAGCCTACGACGCAGCGCAGCCCGAAGCGATGTATTGCGGCTCGTGCGATGAAACGATCAGCGGCCACGATTGGCCGGAGTTTATCGACACGGAAACATGCCCAAACTGCGATGGTGTTTTGTGCGGGTCAGAAAGCGACTACGAACCAAGTGAAACAGCCCAAGGATTGATCCCGATCCCAGACGGCTACAGCGAAGCATAAAAGGACGCCCTTGCGAAACACGGCCCAGCCTGATTAACCTCAGGTTGGGCTTTTTCTTTGCGCCATGCAAAAACCCGCACCAAATTAATGATGCGGGTTCAAACAGAGGCAAGCGCAGTCTGGCAAGACATAGAGGCCACCTGCCAGACTGATACCCTGATTTAGCTGCCACCGTCAACAGGTTGCTGGAAGCTATCAAAGCCCTCATCCCAAAACCCGCCCTTGGTGGTGCCCTCGCCATAAGGGTTTGAGGATTTGTCCTCGCCACGCTCAGCAGCGCGATAGCCTTGGCCGTGGCTGTCATTTGTCAGATTGGCGTCAGCCGCCGCCGCATCGGTTTCAGCATCCGCCGCAGCTTGATCCTCAGGCGCAACATCTGCCAGCTTTTCCTTTGCTGCAGCCGCAGCACGTTCCCAGCCGCGCAGCCAGACCTTATGGCCGTCAGTACCTTCTTTCCAAGACCCCTTGCTGCCCTCAGCAAAGTCCTTTTCGCCCTCAGCCTCAAGCGCCTTGATTTGCCCGTCCGCAGCCGTCCAGCTATCAGCCCAAGCAAGATGATCGACCGTGCCACCGTCATATGGGTTGCTGTCAGGGCCAAGCTCAGCCATACGCGCATCTTGCCCCTCTTGTTTTGGGTTTCCCTCAGGCGCGTCAGGCTCAGAAGTTGTTGCCTCGACTTCCTCAGAGGTCATATCGTCGATCGACGTTTCAGAAGCGGTTTCAGCACCATCGATTTTGACACCGCCATCGGCCTCGACATCAGAAACCTCGCCAGTTTCCAGATCAGGCGCATCATCGTTTTGATCAGCCACTCCCCAACCCTCAGCCCAATCGTCAAATTCAGATGTGTCATCGTCAAATGGGTTTTCATCGAGCTTGTGACCGGCCATCCGCGATTGATGTCCGCCGCGCCATTGATCGCTGGGAAGGTTCTCATCTTCACCATCGCCATCAATCTGCAGATCATCGCCGCTATCATCGAGCTGATCATCTGCATCAGCCATGTTTTGATGCATGTCAGCAATGCCCCCATCGCCACCCTCAGGCTCACTTTCAGACCCGTCATCGAGTGGCAGCTTAGGCTCATCTGGCGTTACCTCAGCAGATGGCTTTTTTGACTTGGCGTTGAATTGAGCCGTGTCCACGATTGTCAGCTTGCCGACCTTGCCCTTGGCGTGGTTCAGGTCAGAAAGCATTTCATCATCAGCGCGCCCTGAGGCCGTGATCTGAATTGTCCCCTTGTCCACATCGACAGCAAACTTGTTGACCGCGACATGGGCGCAAACAAGGCCGCGCTCAGCAACAGCCTCGACCACCTTTTCAACAAGATCCGATGCAAGTTGCTGCATTGCTGCAATCTCATCTCTTTGCTTTGCCTCAGGCAGCTTGCCCCAGACAGTCGCCTCAGTCTGCAAGCGACGAGCTGACAGCAACCGATCGCGAACATCGCTAACCAGTGAAACTGGATTCAGTGTGAATACTTCGCCAGTTTTCTCATCGTGGATTTCGATACCTTTTTGATTTTCGCCCATTTTTCTAAGTCCTCTAGTTTGATTGCAATTTTAATGATGTCACCGTCATCAAAACGGAAACGATAGTCGACCAGATACCTGTCATCAGGCACCAATCCCGCCTTGACCAACGTATCGGTCAGGGCCTTTTCGGCGGCCTATCCCTAAGGAACAGCATGGACCTACTTGCCCTCAAGTTGCTCTATCGCCAACTTAATGCCGTGAAAGATCAGGCTCTTTCGCGTTCGGCCTGTGTTTTCCATCGCCTGATTTACACGTTCACGTTCCTCTTTCGTGACGTTGATTGTCATCCCAGAGGTTTCTGGTTTGTCTTTTGCCATTTTTTTTCCTACTGCGTTAATTAAACGTATTGCGTTAATAATACGCAGGCCGTATAACGTCAATAGAAACATTGAAAGGCAAGACAATGGACAACCTAAAAACAGCAATCACCAAAATCGCAAAGGGCGTGAGCGCCGCAGTTCCGGTTTCAGATCGCGCCGTTGCAATTCGCGAAATGATTGCGCGCGGAGGAGTTCTTGAGGCTGAGGGTGTGGCCAAAGAAATCGAGCTGATCCAGCGGGCTGAAATGGACGCCCTAACGGGGATAGCCCGCCCTATTGGGGTTGATCCAGCAAAAGACACTTGGAAGCTGACAGCGGAGCGATGGGCTGAATACGTAATTCACGCGCACCGCATGGGGCGATCAATCACAGTGCCGTCAGGATCGAGTCGCGATGTTGCGCTCGCTGAGTTTCGCAGGGTCACTCACGATAGGGGCATGACCTGCAAGGTGATCCATAAAACTGACATTTTCTGCGCAACCCTTGACCGAGGCGGGAAATGAACGCCGTTCAGCAGCAAGAGTTGCGCCGACGCCTTTGTGTGGCAGTTGGCAGGCTCGATGCTAAGCAGAAAATGACGCGGGAAGATATTGACCGCGCGATCGATGATTTGCTCGCGGCAGGATCAGCCGCGGGCTTTGACCTACCAAAGCCAAACAGCAGGAGATAAGCGATGTTTGAGAACGACAGAAGCGACGACCGAAACCAGATTGCAGGCAATGGAATCCATGCCGAGCATGAGCCGATCGACACCGGCAAGGCTGATGGTGTTTATTTCAAGATGGATGAGGCTGAATATCACGCCCTGCCTCGCCTGAGCGCCAGCGGAATCAAGAACGTCTTGACCAGCATTCCGACATTTTGGGCAAAGAGCTGGATGAACAAGGACGACGCCGAGGAGGACGACGCCGAGGAGGACGACAGCACACAGGCGCAGATTTTAGGGCGCGCATATCACGTCGCGATCTTTGAGCCTGATGAGCTTGACAGCCGCTATGCTGGCGAACCAGACCTAACCGGCATCAAAAACTTACTGACATCTGACACCGCGGTTTGTGCCGAATTGAAGGCGCTAGGCCAGACCCAGAAAAAGTCTGGCGAAAGCTCAGCCATGCGCGCCCTAAGGCTCATGGAGATTGAGCCATCGTTTGAGGTTAAGTCCGTCATAATGGGGGAGTGGCGGGAACGCCTTGGCGATCGTCAGGCGATCGGCGCGAGGTATTGGGCGCAGTTGCTCGATGACTGTAAGCGGATCAAAGAGAACCCAGAGATTGACGAGCTGGTCACTGGCGGGGCGTCAGAGGTAACAATCCTTTGGACATGCCCAGAGAGCGGCATCCCAATGAAAGCCCGCATCGACAAGCTCAAGGCTGACAAGTTTGTTGACCTCAAATCATTCGCAAATGCGAACGGCAAGCCGGTTGGTCAGGTCATCATGGAGGCCGTGCAGTATTACAAATATTACCTATCGATGCGGGTCTATCAGACGGCGATCGCAATGATACGCGAGCAAAACCTGAGCATCAGGGACATGCCCAGCGACGACAATCTACAAGATAATGACAGCTTTCCCCCGCAATGGCAGGTAGATTTGCGCATGGCCCTACATGATCGCACGACGCCGTTGCAGCCGTGGCTTTTCTTCCAAGAGAAAGGCGGGGTGCCGAACCTATTGGCGCGCAAGCTCAAGCTGCAGGTTTACCCTGAGGGCGTAGACGTTCAGGCGATCGGCGCTGAGGATCACGACATCAGCGAACACAACAGCGCGCTTTGCCGAAAGGCCGACATCGAGATTGCCCACGCAAAGCAGCAATACCTGATGGCTCTTGAAATCTATGGCGAGGATCAGCCTTGGTATCCGCTCGATATGATCGGGGAAATGGGAGATGCTGACTTTCGGGATTGGTTCTTGGACTCGATGCCAGCATGACAAAGCGCAAAATGACCATCGCCTCTTTCTGCGCCATGACGTGCGCAGAGGGGGCGTTTCACAAATTCCTAGATGAGCGCTACAGCCACATCTATGAGCCGATCGAGGTTGGCGACAAAGAGCTTGCCGCGCATATCGTGAAGCAGCATTGCTGCATCAGGAGCCGATCGGAATTGAACAAGGACAGGGCCGCAAATGCCAGATGGCAGGCGCTCAAGGCTGAATATGACCATTGGAGAAGAACATGAGATTGAAGCCCGAAGATTACGACCGCATCGCAGATGACATGCTGGCGCTTATGGACGCGAGCATCGGAACGCGAAACCCCTCAGATCAGGCGACCGCCTTTGTTGAGATTGTCGGGCGCTGCAACTCAAAGCTCATCACCTTTGCTCGCGCTTGCGACAAATCTCAGGGCGGCAACCACATCGAGCAACAATACAAGGATGGCTTGAAAAAGCACATCAACCGCAAGGCTGGGGGTGATCAAAGTGGCTAATAACTACGACGGCATCAAAGATGCAGAACATTTGCTTGAGGGCATATTGAAGCGCACAAATTGAAGCGCCCAAGTTCGGGATGAATTAGCAAGCGCCTTGGTTCAGGTCCGTTACAGCAAGGGATCACTGGCGCTTGTTTCTGCCAAGAAAAGACGCAACTTGAGGCATTGATACTTGCGTTAGACTAACGCGCAAAGTAAGATCGGCCAGAACAGAAAGGCAGGACCATGACAGATACCGAAAACCTACCCGCGCAAGCGCAGACCGGCACGGCACTAGCGCCGGATCAATCCATGAGCGCGGCATCGATCTGGTCATCATTTCAAGAAATGGTGAAAGACCCAACGATCGACCCCGCCAAGATGCAAACGATGTATGAGCTGCAAAAGACAATGATCAGCGATCAGCGTCAGGAGGAGTTCAACCGATCGAAGTTTGCGGCAATGGCAAACATGCCAACGATTGACAAAAATAAGCAGGTGACGGATCGCAGCGGCAAGCTGATGTATCGATACTCTGACTTCAAGCACCTCTATAAGCTGACACAGCCAATTTTGTCTGCAGAGGGATTGATCCTTGACTTTGATGTCAGCGAAATGGAGGGCGAAACAAAAGTGCCTTTCCTCAAGGTCGCACCAATTCTACGTCATGTGAACGGCTATGTATGGCAGGGTTCATACATGCCCGTACCGATCACCGCAGCGAACAACGCCATCAGCCTCACACAAGCGTCAAAGGGCGCGGTTGAGACCGGCAAGCGCACCACGCTCATATCTTGCCTTGGGATCACCGAGGAGGAAGACCCTTCCCTATTTAAGAACCCCAGCGAAGCCATCCCAGATGGCGCAAATTATGATGCGCTCATTGACGATGGGCGAAGGGCTGCGATGAAGGGCACGGCTGGATATGCCGCATGGCTCAAATCATTGACCAATGTGCAAAAAGGCTGGCTCATCACCAATGGACACCACGACGAGCTGACAAAAGCAGCTCAGAACAACACAGAGTAAAGGGCAAGACATGCTATTATTTTTCGACACAGAAACCACTGGCTTTATGAACAAGAATAAGCCGATCAATCACCCCGACCAATCCCATGTTGTGCAGCTCGCAGCGCAACTTGTGACGCCGCAGGACGAGACTGTCATGGAGTTTTCCCTGATCATCGATCCTCGCGTCCCTATCCCTGAAATTCCAGCATCCATTCACGGCATCGACAACGCCAAGGCGGAAAGGTTTGGCGTGACGCCAGCTACAGCAGTTGATTTTTTCAAAATGCTTTACGGTCACGCCGACACCATCGTCGCGCACAATGTAGATTTTGACGTGCAGGTTATGGATACAGCCATCACGCGGCGCATGGGCGAGGTTACGCGGATCAAAAAGCCAACATATTGCACCATGAAAAAAGCCCATGACATCGTGAAGGCACCGCCGACAGAAAAAATGGTCGCAGCGGGGCGCACTGGATACAAATCACCAAACTTGACCGAGTGCATCCGGCATTTCTTTGGTGAAGAATTGAAGGGCGCGCACGATGCGATGATCGATGTCGTCGCGTGTCGTCGCGTCTATTTCGCGATGAACCCACCAGCTTAAACAAACAGATCGAAAGGCAAGACAATGCAGATCATTTCACTACAAGCCGAGAACATCAAAAAGCTGACAGCGGTAAGCATCAGCCCAGACGGAAACCTTGTGCAGATCACAGGCAAGAACGGACAGGGAAAAACCTCAGTCCTTGATGCAATTTGGTGGGCGCTTGGCGGCATGACCAACGTGCAGGCAACCCCCATTCGCAAGGGTGAGGAGAAGGCATTCATCAAGCTCGACCTTGGCAAGATCGTGGTCACACGCCGGTTCAACGCCAGAGAGGACGGCACCTTCACAACATCGATCACAGTTGAAAACGATGAGGGTGCAAGGTTCTCAACCCCTCAGAAGATGCTCGATGACTTGCTTGGCGAATTGACGTTTGATCCGTTGGCGTTCACCCGCATGAAGCCCGCAGATCAGGCGCTCGCATTGCGCAGCCTTGTCCCTGATTTTGATTTTGATGCGGCAGATGCGGCAAACAAAAAAGACTTTCAGGATCGCACAGGTTACAACGCAGACGCCAAGCGCGCGAGGGCAAACGCAGACGCGATCGAATTGCCTGATGTCATTCCAGAAAAGGTTTCAGCCTCAGAATTGATGGCGCAGTGGACCGAGGCGGTTGAGGAAAACCGCGTGATCGAGGTACGCAAAGGCAAGCGCGCTATCTATACGGAAGCCCGCGACGTTATGGCGGATCAAATCAAAGCTATGCAGGCCGAGCTGGCAGCAAAGGATGATGAAATTGCAAGCTGGCAACCCCTGCCTGATCCGGTTGATGCGGATGCAATTAAGGCAAAGCTCGATCAAGCTGAGGCAACCAACGCTATTGCAGTTCAGGCCGAAATGAAAGCTGACGCCGAGAAAAATTTCAAGATCGCAGAAATTCGAGCTGATGAGCTGACAAAGTCAATTGAAGCTCGCAAGGCCGCCGCGCAATCTGCGATCGCCAGCGCAGACATGCCGATCGACGGCCTGAGCATTGATGACGGCATCATCAAGCTCGATGGCGTACCCTTTGAGCAAGCCAGTGACGCGCAGCAGCTACAATGCTCGATCGGCATCGCTATGGCGCTCAACCCGAACCTCAAGGTCATCAGGGTGCGGGATGGCAGCTTACTCGACGGGGACGCCATGAAAGTTCTGGAAGCTATGGCGAACGATAAGGACTATCAAATCTGGATCGAGCGCGTCGATGCGAGCGGCAAGGTTGGCTTTGTCCTAGAAGATGGCCACATCAAGGGTCAGGAAGTCGAAACGACTGAGGCGCAGCAGGAAGTTATCAGCGACCCAAAGCCCGCGCCTAATGTGGGCCAGTCCCTATTTGAGAACGACCAAAAGGCTTAGGCCACAAGCATCTGCAGCGATCCGGTGAAGCCGGAAACCTCAGCGCGAATGCGCCCTCTTGAGTGAAGCAACACTTGCTCAAGGGGGTTGCCCTGATCATCAACACCGGCAGTCAGGTCAATCGTCCCATTCGGCACACGGGTTTCAAGACCATAAACCTCAGTATAAAAAACGATTTGCCCCGTGACTAAGCCGTCCTTTTTCCAAGACACTAGAAAAGGCGTCTTGTATTCAGACGTATCGCCTAGATCGATCGATCCGTTGCCCAAGACATTCAATAATTGCTTACCGATTCCGCGATCAGCCATTTTCATTTTTCCTTTTGCATCGCTCAGGATTTTCCGAGCATGTAAGTATTTCATCGATCGATATAATGCGACTATTTGCGCAATCCAAAGCGCGAGATTGATTGACAATCGCGTCAGAAAGATCGCCCTCAGTTTCAATATTGTCAAATGAAGGGCCGAGGCAAGGTTGCCTCAGGTCAGCCGGTACGGAGGCAACAGTCCGCACCACGACCGGCGCAGGATCACCGCAGCCGGTTAACAGTAGAGCGAAGAAGATCAGACAGCGGATCATCACGTCCCTCCATTTCTTGAAGGTCAAGGAGGACCGCATCAAAGCCAGATTGCGCCTCAGTCATTCTCTTAATGTGGGCGCGATGAACGTCAGCCGCGATTGCAGCTTGCTCGACTGAGCGGAGCAGCCCGTCACGCTCGACGCGCAGGGCAAGCTTGTCGGCCCGCAGAGCGGCATTGTCGCCCCGCAGGTCAGTGACCCACCAAACCAGCGCCCCGACAGACAGAGCAAGCAGGACGTGTGGCGCAAACCGCATCATCGAGAGGCAACAAAGGCCTTGGCCGCGCGATACAGACCCTCAGCCATTTGATCCATCGCCTCATCTACCATGTGACACTCGACGGGGTTTGATCCGAAATATGGCTCAGTCATAATTGCAGGAGCCTTGCCCTGCCACAGAGAGCGCCCGCCGCGATCCTTACGGCCACGCACCTTGACGCCTCGATCGCGGTTTCCAACTGCGATTTTCATAGACTTTCGCACCAACTGAGCCAACGCCATTGATCCAGATGAACCACTTGAAAGCGTCAGGCCGCCAGTGCTGGTTGGCTTGAAGGCATTGAAGTGCAACTCGATTGAGCAATCAGCGCCCCACTTATCAACCTCAGCATAAACCCGATCAATCTCTTTCGAGTAACCACCAACGGGACGGCGACGAAAAATCTTGACGCCAGTCGGATTGTGAGTGCGGATCAGTTCAGCAAGTTCGCTATTCCAATCATATTCAGTGCGACCATCCGTTGCGCGCACGGCACCCTGAGCCTTTGAATTGTGGCCGATAACAATCGCAATTTTCATTTTACAAAGCCTCGCTGTGTATAAATTCAAACTTAACAGAGACAGTATCCAAGAGACCATCAGGTCCAACCCTTTCCCATGATGCAATTGCATCATATTTCTGACCGATCACCATTTTTGAACAATCGTCAAATGTCCAATCATTCGGGTCATAGCCTTGCCACTGGCCAGAATATGAACCGACACCACCGACACCACCGCAGATATATTTTTCGCCTTGGTAAATCGACGAGGACCAATCCGCTTGAATTACATCAAGGCCAAGAGGCGTGACTTTCTGGTGAAAAATTCCGTCCGCATAGTAAGCTTCTGCTTGAAGTGAGGGGGGCGTAACGGGGCGACTTTGATCAGCGTTAGCGATGGCTAGGGCTACGTATAGACCAAGGCCGCCAACGATCAATCCGCTTAGATCGAAGTGCCGATGGAAGGTTGATCGAACCGTTTTCATTTACTCACCTTTCCCAATCTTTAACTTCAACAAGTCTTTGAAAAACTCACCATTGTTGGAAAATAACGCGGTTCCAAAATCCAACACAAGATAGCCAAAAGTCACCAGCGCAACCGCGACAATCGTTTCATCAATTCCGGCATAGGCAGCAACGGACGGGCCAAGGCCGACGCCAAGACCCGCAGAGATTGCAACCATTGAGGCCCGCGCGGATAGGGGGAAGTCTTCATGCTTGCGCCAAACCCACAAGGTCGCAGCGCCTAACGCTATCCAATATTCGAATGGTTTATCTGGAAGCATTATCAAGACCCCTGTTTTTTGTTGTCGGGTTTCTACCCTAGAATTGATCAATCGCCTATGGGGAAAGTCAGACCGAAAGAAATCAGCCCATTCATATCCTCGCTAAACGCAGGCAGGAATTGCACAAAGAGGGTTTCATACCGCGCCTCAATTCCAGCAAGCGGAATTATTCCCGAATAGCTTTCATCGCCCCATGTGAAATTAGGATAGTGAGCAACACCGCCAAAAATATGAAGGCCGAAACCATTCACCTCAAGCAGCTCAGAGCTAGTAAGCGCGGCGATGGAAGTGTCGCCATAACTGTTTTGATAAACCCCCAGAGACAGGTTGCCTTTGCTTAACAGTACGCCAAAATTTTCTTCACCAATCGGCCCATCATATCCGATATGATGGGAGCCAATCAGGACATGAGCGCGATCCACGCCGCAAGACGCGGCAAATAGGATGACGAATAGCCAACGCATTACAGGTTGATCTGCCTTGCCGAAGACAGGCCGCGAATAATATCAAGAGAAATTCCAAAGCTAGCATCGACACTAAACCTTACACCCGTCCACAAAGAGGGGCTGTGCGGCGTTGCTGGAATTGTCACCCACGTTGGCGGACCAGACCCCGCACCACCATCAAACAAGGCGAAGTCATTCGCGAGAACGTAGCCATGACCGTCAACAACAACAAAATCAACCGTGCTTTCCATGAAATACCAAGTGCTTCCAACACGATACTCAAAGATAAATTCCCCCCTGCCCAGCGATAGGTTGGAAGCATCATTGTATCGTGCGTTTACTCTTGCCGTTAGAACTACAGGGTTAATGACTTTCCCAGAAACCGTTTGAAGCGCCTTGAACTTTCCCGCGCTGAACGTATCCGTTGCGATTACTGAATGTGAACCAAGACCTACCGTCAATGACGACGATTGTTCCATATAAACTTCACCTGAAGCCAGATCATCTGTAATCGCAGAACGATCAATCAGCTTATTAAATTCAGCATTTCCAACAGCATCAACACGCCAACCAGAAACGCCAGCAACGTAATTGTCAGACTGGATTCCGCCGCCAAACTGAGCAAGCCCAAGAACCTGCAGAAGATCGCCCCCGATCTTTGCGCCAGAGTAGGCAGTGCCATTGATGTCAGTGCCGCCCACCAGCTCAAGAGAGGCACCATTTGCACGTAGGACAATAGCTGCGCCCAGAGCGCCCTGAAAATCAGCGTAAGCGGTTTGAGCAATGGTCGCACTTGAGCTTGCCCCAGACGCGCTTTGAGCTGCGGCTTGTGACCGCACCGTCGCGGTTTGGGCGGCACCTGAGGCAATGCTTGCCGATTGCGCAACCGTTGTCACAGCCGCCGTCGCCGTCCCTGCAGCGGTTTGAGCTGTTTGTCGGTCAGTTGCGGCAGCAAGCGCAGACCCGCCCGCAGCATTGGCGGCAGAGGCCGCCGTTGTTGACGCTTGGACGGCATCATCCTTTGCGTCGACCGCCTGTTGCGCATTTGTGATAACAGCGTCGGAAACGCCCAAGGCCTCAGACGCAGCAGCAAGGGCTGCAGTTGTTTGCGATGCGATCGCCTCAGCAATAGCGCCGAGCTGATTTGCCGCGTCACCGTTTGGCGTGTTGATACCCAGAGAGACCGCGCGACCAACGCGCTCGCCCAAGTCCTGCAGGATCATCATCACCTTATCGAAGTCGGCCTCGACGTTTTCAGGCGGCACCTTGCCTTGATTTGAATAATCGCTCTCTTGTTCTAAAGGCACCTCGCGGATCAGGGTGATCTGATCAGACGCCGTGGGCGCGGTTGCAAAGACAACAGTGCCAGCCTCGCCCCCGATTCCAGTGTGCGAAATGCCGTTGACTTGCTCGACTTCGACCCCGCCATTGGTTGAGATATAAACCTTGACGTGATCATCGCTATCGGCGCGAAACGTGCGGTCAAAAATCGTAGTCGCACCGTTTCCCGTGTAGGGTCCAGATCGATTATTTTGGCTTGTGACTGTCATTTTCAATCGTCCTTGTTTTCAGCTTTATACATCATTTAATCGATCGGTCACTTACCCAACGGGTTGCGCCCAATCATTGCCTCAGCAAGCGACCCATCCTCCCCCTCAATCACTTCTTCGATAATTCGCATAGATTGCGTTGTTGGCATACCTGTTACAAAGCCCACGGCATCAGCGATCGAGCGACGGAAGGCCTTGTCGTTTTCAAACTGAGCGCCTTGCGTCCAGATGTTTGCGGGGATTTCCAACACCGAGGACAGGACGCCGCCAGCGCCATAGCCGTTGAACGCGCCGACACTTTCGCGGACGAGCGGAATGCCGCCGAAGGCAGCGCCAACAATCTCTTTGACCATGAAGGCTTTGACCTCATCATCGTCCTCATCCTCAGCCAGTAATGAATAAGCGAGACCCATCATCGCGGCCTCAAAAACGTAGAGCAACACCAGATCGCTCGCCATGTTTGCAGCGCTCGCAAATTGCTCTTTTAGGCCATCAGCCTCAGACATATCGCGCTGGCCTTTCTTCACCGTCAGGTATCCACGATTCATTTTCGTGACCATGTAGCCGCCGAGCGTAGTCCACATGCGAACAAAGTCAGATTGCACGACATTACGCCCAGACGTGCCGCGCTCAAGCGCATTGCGATCGGTCATCAAACCACCGCCTTGCGATCGATCGACCATGCGATCGGCAAAGTGAACAGCGTTTTCCTCAGTCGCACCGCGTCCCAACTCAGCTTGATAGGCACCTAACCAAGTTGGAACGTCGACCACATAGAATTGCGTCTTGATCATCGGCGCAAAGCCCCATGCTGACACCGCATTTTTACCCTTGCGCGCCGTGCTTGCGATCGGGGAATTGAGCCTCAGATCATTGGCTTGATCGTAGATGTCCTTTTGAAATGTCGTTTGGCGCTCAGCCATGAACGCAGACCGCTGCATGATTTCAGCCGACACCTCAACAGGCCGCTTGCGATAATCATTGAAGCCCTTGAGCAAGTTCATCTTGCCGATCACAGCCGCAGACTGCCCCAAGCCAGTGACCTGCAGCGCGACCGTTTTGAAGTTGAACGCGAGGCGGGACAGCGTGAAGTTGTTCTTCACCATGCGAGAAAATCCGTTAATCGGGTCTTCATTGTAGACCGGCCCGTTTGCTACGTCTTTCAGATACAGCTCAAGGGTTTGCAGCAGGTGCTTTTGACCGGCCTCATTGAAAGCATCGACAACGTACCCATGCCGCAAAATGCGCGAGCTGTTATCAACAGGCTCAGAAAGCGCGATCACGCGCGTCGTGTCGCGGACGTGCTTGAGCATGACCGAGAAGTCATAATTCAGAGCCTTGCCGCCGCCCGTTGCTTGCCGAGATTGCGCCATCCCGTCAGCGACCGCAGCAGCAGAGCCACGACCGGCAGCGAGAAACTTGTCAAACGCGCTTTCAGCATCTTGAGCTGCAGCCTTGGATTTTGACGGATCATAAGCGATCGGATAATAGCCGCCGCGGTATGTGCCGTGTGGCGTTACAACAGGCTCAGCCTTCACTCTTTCCATTTTCACACCAGTACGGCGCTGAGTGACCGCCGCCAAGTCATCGCCAAATGTCTCGATGTAATCCCAGACGCTTTGCACAAAGTCCCAATCGCGCTTGTCAAGAATTGCGAGCGTGGCATCGAGCTGAGCTTCGGTCAGGCGCAAGTCCTCATGAACCCTTTGGTCAAGGATGCGCTGGCGATTGTTTGCGTTGCCGGTGTTGAGCGCCAGCGACAAAACCTGTTGCCGTGTCCATGCTTTTCCGTTGCCGCCTTGGATTGTGACCTCATCGTTGAGCGCCTTCTTTTCCTTTCGATCGTAAACCTCGAAAAGCGCCTCGATCTTACCAGCGGCCTCAACATTCATCTGTTGCTCAAGGGACGCCCCCTCATCAAGACCGCGCTTGATTTCATCATAGAACACGCCAACCTCAGTCTGGTCGATGTCAGCCGCGATCGTGTCGACCCGCATCAACAGGTTGAAGAAATTCCCGACACCACCAGATTGCTTGTCGCTTTTCCCAGAGCCGAACCGATCGCGAACCAAGCCAGCGACCTTTGAGGCGCTTTCGTCCAGATCACGCTTGCGCTTTCGATCGATCAGCTTTTGCTTGTAGCGCCCCATGTGATCGATGTTTTGGATCGTATCAAACAAGCCGGTCAGCTCATCGACAGACAAGCGAGAATAATGCTCGCGCCGCGCCTCATCCATCAAGCGCGGATCGATCGCAAGATCAGCCTCGCGACCGTCAGCAATCATCCGATCGATGTAGGCCCGCAGGTTTTCACTACGCTTGACTTGCCCAGCCCCACGAACGCGGAAGTCAAACCGATCGAGCAGCGTGTCGATTTGCTCGATGTACCCACCCTCAAGTTTGTCGCGCACCCTCTTTGTGCCGTAGCCGCGCACAGTTTCGCGGCCCTTGTCCAGCTTTGCTTTGAACGCAACAGCCTCGACGTGCAGGAATTGGTTGAGCAGTTGCTTTTCCTTGGCGACCATCGCCTCAGCAAGCGCCTTGTCTCGCGCAGGGCCATTGCGGGACACCTTTGCAAAGGCGGCCTCAGCATCGCGCGCAGCCTTGCGCTCAGCCTGCAGGAATGCCGCAGGCTTTGATGCCTCGCGAACAGACATGCGCCCAATCATCGCCTTGGCCTGTTGCTTGTAGAGCTTCACTTTCATGCGCTTTGTGTCAGCGCCCGCCATTTTAGCGATCGTGCGCAGCTCTGAATTGACCGTGCCAGCCTGTTGCTCATTGTGAACAGCCAGCGCCGCAGCCTCCTCGATCGACCCGTCAGACAACGGATCACCATGACGTTCAACCATGATGCGATCGACCTCAGCCGCGATGTAATCCTTGCGCTTGCCCGCGTTCTGCAGTTCCTCGACCATCTGAGCCACATCGCCAAACCCGAAAAACTCAGCAACCAGCTCAGGGCTTTCCCCACCCTTGGCATAGATCGCCCGCTTGCCGCCCAGCTTTGTGCGTGACAGCTCAGGCAGGATACCCTCGCCAAACCGCTCAACCAGCGCCGCACGATCGATCTGCATGTTTGGCAGGTCATCGTCTCGCCCGATCCACTTGCCATTGGCTAGCGCCTCGGTCAGCCGATAAACAGGCATCCGATTGACGCGATCCTCGACCTCAGCACGGACAGCCGATTTTTCATCCTTGAACCACTTCAATGTTTCACGACGAACAACAGCCATCGTTTCTTTGAGCAGCTTGGCCTCAGCTTGCTCAACGCTGCGACCGGCCATGCGCTGATAAGTCTGAAATTCAGCATCAGACATGCCAAGCGGAGCCTCAGCAAAGAGAGGCCGCAGGCTTTGATCTTGGCGCATTGCTGAGATTTCAGCATCCGTTGCCAGCAGGCGATCCATCACGCCGCGAATTTCGTCATTGAGCTGGACGTTCAGGCCGCGCACGGTGCGATAAATCCGCGTCAGCCATGCCTTGAACCGAGAGAACGCAGAAAGCAAACCCAGCGACGGCGCATTGCCTTCCATCAGGTAAGCCTCAAAACCGCGCGCCCACTTCTCATGATGCTCAACTTGCAGACCGCCCATCGAGTCCGCGCCGAGAAAGCCCAAAATCGCAGCCATATCATCCTGCATGGCCTCAGGTGCCGCGCTCGACGTCGCCAGCTTGCCAAACGCCTCAAGGAAGAAATGCCCGCTTTCATGCAGAAACGTGGACAGATCAGCGCTTTCAAACAGGTTGATGACCGTTTGGCCCTCAGTCAGACCGCCGCGCGGCAGGACGATTGAAATTGCTGATCTGCATTTTGCAAAATGATACTATCAAAGCCCAAGGCCTCAATGATTTCAGCCAAAACGTGGTGGCTGATTAAGTCGCCGGTTTCCTGATCCTCAGGATAGGCTGCGTTCAGCCCATCGCGCATCGCCGCTTCGAGCGATTTGTGATCAGCACCTTCCATCGCCATCTCTGACAGAGATGCCAGCAGGTCACTTGCGTCAAATTCATGTCGGTCAGCAGCTTCCTGAATTGCCTGCATCAGCGGGTTCTCGGTTTCCGCCTCTAATTCCCAGCGCGCATCATCAATCTGATCCTCAAACTCATCGCGACGATCCTCAACCTCAGAAACTTCAATCCCCTCATCCTCAGCCACGCGATCGATGGCCCGTGCCTCAAGGTCAGAAAAATCTACAAACTCAATAAATGGCGAGCCGTCACCACCTACAACAAAAGGCTTTTCAGTGCGGACAAAGACCTCAAGAACCTTATCCTCATGACCTGAAACCGCGAGTGTCGAAATGTCACGCGCCAGCGCCGTAGCATCAACGCCAAGATCAGGATCGCCATCAATGAAATTGTCATCGATCGAGCCAGTGTCAAAATCATAATCCTCATTCAGCTTGATCAGCAAGTCCGCATAAGCGTCCTCAGGGCCATCAGCCGCCTCAAGAATGTCAGGCCAGATCGCCTCAATTTCACCCTCTATGCGCTCATATGATCGCTCAATTCGATTAGTAAGATCAGGGCCAGTTGCGCCATAATTCACCTCAGCATCATCAAGGCTAGACGTGAAGTAATTGACGGCTCCAAAACGCCCCTCTTTCGTGCCTTTCACGCTTGCGTCAAACTCATCAAACTCATGTGTCGTACCGTGGAAGGCGCGCATGACAAAAGGGCCGCTACCACTAAAGTCGGTGAAGCTGATTTCATCGGGATCAAGCACCTCATCCGTGCCAGCCCATTCACGAAACGCATCACTGCCCTCAGGCGCAGATTGAAACAAAATGCGCGGATCGTTGGCGTCGAAGGCGCCGCGATTGTGTCGTGACTTAATTTGCTCGGGAGCAAGCGCAAGAAAAATATCAGGAGAGTTGCCCGTTTGATCACCTATGCTGTCACGAAAGCCCTTGAAAATGACACCATCATGACCGCCTTCGATTGCAGAATTTGCCGAGTCTATCTTTGTGTACTCCGACAGAACCCCTTCATTTTCATCGTCCACATCAGGAAAAACAATTAAAGGGTTTTCGATGGAGAGATAGACATCATAAACTTGCTGACCTTGGCCAAATGTGCCGTCAGCCATTTGGGACTCCCCGCGAGAAGCAAAGCCCGCGTATGTCTCAGCGTCATTTCTGTTTGCGGTAAAGAAAAAACCCAGATCGCCGCTTTCTGCGCCGGTTGCCTCGCCTGCAAACCCAATATCGAAGGCCTCAAAATCCCTTGCTGACCCATGATAAACCACCAACGGATCACCATTCTCATCGACCACCTTGCTATCACCAAACCACTCTTTGAAAGCAGCCGTGTCAGTGACCAGTTGGCCGTCTTGATCGTATTGCTGACCGCCATCATCTTGCAATGCAGCCACAATCTCATCATTGGATGAGGCCAGATCGATGCCGCGCTCGCTGAGCATGTCAGACAGCGCGGTCAGGTCCGCATCTGGCCCCTCGCCATCAAGAAAGCGATCGCGCCCAGAAACGGCATCTGTGATCGCCTCAAGAGCAAGAGCGGCCTCATCAACCACCGTCCCATCAGCCTCGATGTCAGCACCGCCCAGCAGCTCAGGGAAGTATCCGGCCTCGATCATCGCGCGGCCCAGCTCATCAAGCCCACGGCCACGGCCATTGAAGTCGATCGCGCCGCCCAGAGCTGGCTGGCTTTCACGTTCAGCAATCGATGCGCGGCTTTCCCCAATGACGCCCTTTGGAACGTCCAGAGCCTCGACATCACCACCGCGATCGCGAACCCCGCCTAATGACTTCACAAAATCCAAAACGCCCACTCCAGATGGACGCAGCGCCTTAGCGCCCTGAGCGCGCAGCGTGTTGAGCTGAGCATCGAGCTGATCACGACGACGCGCGACCTCAGGCGTTTGCGGCCCTTGGATACGAACCCCCATTGAGCGCGCCAGATCAAGCGCGTCCTCACCATAACGATCGCCCATTGACCGCCAGAATGCAGACCAGACTTGAGCCTCATTTTGCGCCACGTCAGGCGATCGCCCAGCCGCGCGGAGCTGCGAAAAGACCTCATCATAAATCTGGACATCGCTTTCACGATTGGATCGCTCGACTTGTGCGTTTGCCTCAGCCTCATCGAAGGCCGCAGCCATGATGTCTTGAACCTCAGAATTGAAGGTTTCGGCCTCAGAGATTGACATTTCGTCGCGCGTAAACACCGCGTTGTCACGGAAGAAAGCAGCATCCTCAGAGCCGCTAATCTGAGCCGCATAGTTGGCAACCGGCACGGTGACATCGCCGCCAGACGTGACCTTTTCGCGGAAATCATCAGGCTCAACACCCCACGCGCGCAGCGTCTCATCGTCCAGCTCGACATCTTTGGCTTGAAAGTATTCCTGCAGCCCCTCAGCAGAGACATACATTTGAGCGTCATCGATGCCAGAAGCCTCAAGAGCCTCTTGATATTTGGCGACCGATCGATCGCGCACTTGGGATGCACCGGCCACCTCATCAACCTCATCGATCACAGACGCGGTTTCGCCAGATCGGGAAAAGCGGGCAACGTCACCCATGACACGCCGACCGGCCACACCAGCGACCTCCACCGGCGCAGTCGCCAGCTCAGCCAAGCCCTCGATGACAACCTCGCGCGCATCAATTTCGCCAGTTGTTGCAAGCTGAGCGGTTGCCTCGCCACCAGAACCCAGAGCGATTTGCGCAATACCCTGAGCCACAGCATCACCCGCAGGATTTTTCAGCAAGGCCTGACCAGCAACACCACCAGAGACAGCATCAAAAACTGCAATGATCAGGCCGCGCTCAAATCCCAACTCTTGCGCCTCGCGCATCAGGGCGCGATCCTGCAGCACCAAGGCCGCAGCCTCAGGCGTTGACATATCGACGCCCTTTTCCTGCAGGAATTGGATTGAGCTTGACGTGCTTTCAGTCAGTAAAGAGCCGCCAGACATGACTGCGACACCAGCAGCAGGCGTCCGCGTGACAGCCGTTGTGAGCGTTGCTGCGCCAAGAACGGGCAACATTTCAGCAAGGGTTTCTGCGATGAATGCAGCGCCAGCGATCGGATCGGTGACAAATGCGCCCAGAGTACCGGCGATCGTGTTTTCAGACTCGGCCAAAGTCCCATCGCGGAACCCAGCAGCGACATCTGACATTGGGATCGATGCGGCTTTTTCAATGATTGCATTTGCGCTCGCCAGCGATTCCGCGCCGCGCTGCAGATACCCAAGGCGCTCAGCCTCGCCCTGCCCCTCGATCGCATCAAAGCGGAGCTGGGCCGATTGCAGCGCAGCCACGCGAGAAGATGCAGGCGCGCGATCGCCGCCAACACGCTGCAATTCCTCATCGATCAAATCATCAAGAGAGCGACCGACATCAGATGACCGGCGCACGTCAGCAGTCACGGACATATTGTCAGGCGCAGCGGAAATGCGGCGAGTACCGCGTCCGATCGCGCGCCCCATCGCGCCAAGATTGCGCTCAAACCATGTCAGGTTATCCAGATCATCTTTCGACATTGCGCCATTGATCGGATCGCCCAGCCACTCAGACAGCTTTGGAGCCGTGCTGAGCGCAGTTGTTGCCCTGCCTTGTGTCGCTCGCCCCCTGAACAGCTCAGGAGCGCCCAGAACGGCCTGAGGTGGCACGTTCAGTTCACCACCAAGTTCGACAGCCTCAGCCGCCGCCGCAGGCTCGCCAGTCCCCAGATTGAGCTGCGTTGATTGTTGCTTAGCCCGCGTTTTTGCCAAGCCATCAAGATATGCGTCAAATGGGTTTCCGTTCAGATCGCTCATTTAATAAATCCCTGAGGCTACAAGCCCGTTTACAAGTTGCTCGACAGATGGAGCCTCGCCAAATCTGCCCTCATATGATGAGGCAAACAGCTCGATGTTTTCGTTGCTGACAGTTTGCCCGTTGATCGTCAGGCGCTCATCCCGAATATCGGCAGGCGTCAGATCATCAGCCGTTGTCGACGGATCGCCTTGATAGTCCAGCTCGAAACCAGCGCCGGAAAACTTGCCACCATCCCACAAAACATTTAGGCCGCTGGATCGCTTAAAGCCAACAGGGTTGATCGTGAGCGGCACGAGCCGTTGATTGATGCGATCATTCATTTCGAGCGGCGTAGGTTTGCGCCCCTCAGTCGCAGTGAAGGCGTCAGACCAGCGCAGCATGTCCGTTTCAAATGCAGCGACCTCATCATTACCGTCGATGCCAGCAGCCTGCAGCGCAGAAGATGATGCACTACGGATCGATGAGACAGTTGGGCCAGACACCGCCTCAGTCGGTGTGCGTCGACCAGCCAAAATATCAGACCGTTTCTTGACGAAAAACTCGAAATCGGCATTGTCCAATTTCCACCGCCATATCATCGGGTCTTGCTGCATGAAGGCGTCAGGATCATTTGCCGCCATATCTGACAGCTCAACATATGTGCGCTGATCAGTGACCGGCTTTTGCCCTGATGCGATCACGTTTTGGTAGGATCGCAGAGCTGACATTTGCTCGCGACCAATCCCTTGACGCACAGAAAGCGGCAGATCATCGATCGAGCCGCCCGATTCAATCATCCCGAAAGCATCTTGCTGGACGGCTTGCCGCTCGTTTTCAACGGCCAGATCACGAATACCAGTGTGCAGCTCAAACTCGCGCATCGCAGCAGCCCGCTCATCAGGGTCTTGAATGTCGGCAATCTGGTTTAGCGCCATGACATCGCCAGCGGCGCTTGACCGACCGGCCAAAATGCTTTGAATGACCTTGCGACCAAATGCGGTTTCATTGTCGAAAACCTCAGACACCGCGCCGCGATCAGCGCCAACCCCATGCGGCGGGATCATGCGAACCCCCTCAAGGCCACCAAATGCCTCGTCGTAGATTGCAGCAAAGGCCGCGAAATCACCCTCGATCGCCTTTTGAAACTCGATGTTGGTGTTGAAAAATGGCTCGACGTGAATTGTATTTGCGACCCCACGACCGTTTTCAGATGTCGTTTTGACGCCGCGATCTGGTAAATCAATGCCGCGCGCAGCAGCAAACTCGACCACCCGCTTATTGAACAGCTCAGCAGCAGATCGCATCGCAGGCGTGGCGTTGTCTGGAATAATAACCTCAGTGCCGCGCGCCGTGCCGCTTGTTGAGGCATTGAAATCAAGGCTGATATTGGTAATTCCACCACCAGCAGGATTAGATGCGCGCGTCCCAAGGGATGCCTCAGCACCACCACCGGCAAGACGCCGGCCTATTGCGCGGCCTCGATGCTCGCGCACACGCGGCGCAAGGATACCCTCAAGGCGCTCAACCTCAGAGCCGGTCATTTGACCCTTGTTCTCGCGCAGGTATTCCAAGGCATCGATCGGGCTAATCGTATCCAGCCGCTCGATAACGCCAGAGTGAATTTCGGTTGCGGCCTCGCGCTTGCGCAGTTGCGTGACCTCAGACGCCCAACCATTCCGATCGGCCAGCTCATCAATCTCATTGAAGGCGGTATTCAGGCTTTGCTGCGTGTAGTCTGGATTGCTGACAGCATCAGATGTTGCGCTCGCAATGCGCGCCTCAGACGCGCCATCAAGGAACACGCGGCGCTGGCCTGCAGCTGAGAGTACATAAAACCAGTGCCATCCGCATAAAGTTCCTCGCGGATCATTTCGGCATATCGATTGTCGGCTTGCTTTGTTTCAGCCTCATCAACCTCAGCCTGAAATGCGTCAAAAGTATCGCCCACGGCCTGCACACCACGCCCAAGCGCGCCAACACCGGTTTCAGCAGCTTGCACCGAAACCGGCGAAACGGCCTGATCAACCTCAGTTCGCTGATATTTCTTGATTTGAACAACCATTAGTATGCCTCCTCAGGCGCAGCCCAGCTTGCATACTTAGAACCAACCCGCGCGCCAGTTGTTAGGATCGTGCTAACGGGTTGCCAGATTGCATTTGATCGCGCCGTCCGCGCTTGTGATCGAGAATTGGCTGCAGATTGCGAGAATTGATCAGCGCGCCGACCGGCATTGCTACGGATCGTAAACGCATCCTCTTCAGCCAAGAAGCGGTTGTCGTCCAAAATATCGATCGCCTGAGCGCTGTTTACATCAACGCCCTGAGCCGCCATCGCTGCAATGTTTTCGCCCTCAGCAACAGATGATCTTGTCCGCAGTCGATCGCTTTCTTGCTCGCCTTGCTCAACAGCTTGGCGCGCGGCCTCATCCTGAGCAGCAGCCGTTGCGGATGCCGCCGCCGCTTGCGATCGCATATTCTTCACTTGGGAATAAGCAGTTATCGCGCCAGCCCCAACCGTTGCGGCAGTGCCAACCCCACCTAATGTAGTGCCAACCGCCACCGTTGCCGCTTTGAGCGTTGCCGCCATCGAGATAGGATCAAAGCACATTTCATGCCTCCATTTTGAATTTCACAAAGTCGACGCCGTTGATCGGCAAAACCTCATCATCGAAACTGAAACCGATCCACTTGAGCCAGCGAATTGCGGTTCTGTTGCTTATCGATACCATATTCCACAGATCGCTAAACCCCTCAGACATTTCGATCATCTGGGGCATGGTGTTTTCTACAAAGGAACGACGAACCTCAGGCCGATCGATCGCGCTGGTTGCGCAGAGCCAAGGGCAGCCTGTAGATGACAGGATTGTTGGCCTGATCACGCCGTATACCGCAACCAGCTCATCACCCCAAAAAGCCGCAAGGGGGCGCTCAGATCGATCGAGAAGATGCTGCAGGCAATCAATCATCGACTTGCCGTCAGACATTGCGTCAAACTCGATGCGGTCAATTTCGCGCACCCGTCCAGCCATCAGCTTGATCGATGCCTCGCTAAGAGGTTCAAACCGCATCATCGACCAATCGTCAGCTCAGGGGACAAGCCCAAGACTGTCATGGGCAGAGGATACCTTTGACGCATGACAATCGTGCCGTCCCGATTCCACTCAGCATGAGCCGTCAACTCGACCATGCCAGTAAATAGATCAATCTCGCGCGCAAAATCATCAGTTGGAAACACCAACTCAGTCCATTCGCGCCGCGATGACGGGGCAACCTCAACGCCGCGTGTGCGTTTGACCTGAGCATAAACCTTGCTAACGCTCATCGGTCGACCACGCGCCGCGCCAACACCTTCAAGGTTTACTGCAGGCGGCAGGGTTTCAATCTCGCAGGTAAACGGCAGGCCAACATGCACTTTTGCAGCTGCGAACGGCAATTCTATTTGCCCACCAGAAACCACCATTCCCTCGACATCATTGCCATCAGCCAAAACAGAAACAGCCTCGCCATTCAGGTGATCAAGGCCAGTGATCGATGTTGTTTCAACGCCCGAATATGTCACGCCGCAGTCAACAAAAAAACAATCCTCAGGCGTGTCATCTGTGAAATCTCGATCATGCAGGCGCTCAACAAAGCGGCGCTCGACACCATTTATCTCGCGCTTTACGATCATATAAACGCCGTCGACACGCCCCTCAGGAATCGATGTTATGCTTTCGACCTGACCGCCAATGTCGTGATTGCACCACGCCCAAACCTGATGCTCGCGCTTATAGGTGAAAGACAGCAGCGTCCCATCGTCAAGATACGCCCAAACAATGCTGTCAGGGCTTTTTGCGTATGCCCATCCTGCAACATATCGGTTTTCAAAAAAGTCCGCGGCAAAGATGCTCAGATCATTTCCACCAAAGCCCGATCGATCGCTTTCATTTGAATACCGCAGATCGCGCACCCCCATGCCGGTATTGTCGACAAAGAGCGCCGTGTCGTGGACAAGCACCGGCTTAACGTCGATTGAGCCTGAATAACCGAATTGGCGCTGAGCTGGTGACGTTGCCGAGATTGTGCCACTTGGCCCAGCAACCGCAAACTCACCAAACGAACCGAGGGCAACTAGATCCCCTAATTCAAAGAGCGAGCTGATGCGATTAACGACTTGGCTATTCAGCGGGATATTGATGCGATCATCAGCCCGCAGAATGCGCGAGCGCGTGAAATTATTGTAATCACCGATCCGACTTGCGAAAATGTTTTCAGGTTGGCGCCGCGTATTACCAAAGATCAGGCGTTGCTGAGCCAGCGCCACCTTGCTTGGATAATCCTCAGCCGTCTGGAACACATCAGCGGCCTGAGCTGGCGTCAACTCAAGGTTTGGGCTGATATTTTCATCGTCAAACGTCAGGGCGTCAGTGAAGCCAATATAGCCAAAAACACCATTTCTGGCGCGATAGATGTTGTATTCAGCGGCACCGGCAACGGCCTGCCAAGTGATCGTGTTCTTTGATCCATCGATCGCAAGGTCAGCCGCAGTTGTGATTGACACCGCAGCGCTCGCAAATCCCTCGCGTCGATCGGTATCAACCGCACTAACACGATATTCATATTCCTCAGTTCCAGCTGTATCAGACGTGACAACAACAGATGACGGCAGAGGCAGAACCGGATCGATCGGCAAGTTGCCAAAGGTCCAAGAAAACTCAGCGGATCGCTTCATTTCCTGAGGAAAGTGATCAAGGTGCGCGAGGTACATGACATCGACCGATTGCACATAATCAAGCCCGATCAGATCGGTTGACGCATATGGCGTTGCCTCTTGATACGTCACGCCGCCATCGATCAGCACGGCACCAGACTCGATGATCTGCATGATATTATCGCCCATCAGCATGACATAGGCCTCATTCCGATCGCGAACAAAAGGCAGCAAACGATGCGCCTTTGTGCTATCCATTACCTCAGTCACAAATTCAGTGCCGGTTCGGTTTGAGACGCCGCCGCTCGCGTGAACAAAGGCATTGAGGCCGACCCGCAAGCCGACATCATACTTTGAAATATCAAGGCGACCGTGCATCCCGCTTGTCAGGACACCAGCAGCAAAAGAGGGCTGGAAATTTGCCGTTGGCATCAGGTAATCCCCCGCACTTTCATGTATTCAGGCACAATCTCATAGCCCTGTGGTGGCGTGTTTTCCTCGTCTTGAACGACAGCCACGTCCCAAAGGTCACGCACCGCAAGCTGAGCGCCGCGCTTGAGCTTTGTGTCCTTGGTCACAGGTAGCGCGCAGGCCGCAGCGACCATCGCAGAAAGCACATCTTTGAAGGCCTGAGGGTAGATTGAGGCGTCATCGATCTTTTTTGTGAAAGCGCAAGCCGCGCCCGCAGTGTCGGAATAAATCGCGCCATCGCCAAACTCGCGCTCAGTATCAGGATGCTCGTTTCGAGACAGCAGCAAGCGCGCTGCATTTGGCTCATTCACCCAAAGGATTTTGAGGGCAGACGTTGGTTTCTGATACTTGAAAGCCCACTCAGGGCGATCATTCGTCAGTGGGGCAAGCAGTTGTCGGCCATTGGCAAAGTGCCATTGGTGGGATTCAAGCAGGGAAGTCAAGCAGCGATCGTAATGCTCCTTGCAAGCCCGCGCCTCAGGATTGTTCTGATCTAAGCTCGTAATGCGTGAAGCGCCAAGATGCTCAGAAAGTCCGGCGTTGCAGATGTCAATTTTGGTCATTGGATACCTCACAAAGAAAAAGGCCGCCCAACTAAGGGCCAAAGTATCAGCCGCGGTGACTTGCTCATTGAGCTTTGCGATCTGATCTTTCAGGCCTTGAACGGCTTCATCGCTGTTCGCGACCTCAGGCTCAGGGTCAGCAACGCTACCCAGCGCCTCGACCTCAGCCTCAGTCAGCCGCACCATCCAAGTTTTGGAAACAGCGGATTCGAGAACCTGAAAAGGCGGATCACCGACATCGCGCCAAGTGCGATCAGCGATCTGGCCGCGCGCCTTGGCGCGAACCCATACCAGCTTTTGCTTAGCCATTTGTCTGATTCCCCGCGCTGATGCCCGCAGTGATCTTGCCGCCTGTCATTGTGCCAACAACGACATAATTCATGCGGAGATATTGCTGAGACGTGCCAACCGGCACAACAGGGATTGGAAGTTTAGCGCCAACAGGCAAGTCAGAAACAGCCATCACCGGCGTTGATGCGATCGTTTTGGCAACAGCAAAGTCAGCAGTCTCAGACGATTGCAGCTCAGCAACCAAAGACGTGCCGCCTGCAAAGGCCTCAACCACCTGAACCAAGACGGGGATCGCGCCGGAGCCGCCCAGATCGCCAGTTGTGGCGGCGGGGGCGCGAGGCGCGGTCATCTTGTTGCCGGTGTTGATGTGGTTAGTGGATACAGCGGTGGCCGTGATCGCTTGAGCGTCAGAGAACATCGCCTGAATATCGAGTAGTGCCATTGTGAAAACTCCTTTTCACGATTGAAGTAAGGAAGGACGGCCCTAAGGCCGCCCTCAATAAATTATACCCCGTTAAACATGATACGAGACTCGTTAGATGACAGAGCATCGATGCGAGCAACCTCATATTCGCCCCACATCGTCACACGACGACCGGCGACCTCTTGAACGGTCAGGTTGACGTTCGCCTTGTTCAGCGCTTGCTTACGCATGAATTTAGCGACCGGCTTGGACACATAGAGGACAGTCTTGCCCTCGACCAAGTTGCCATTCATGTCGACGCCGACAGAGGTTGCCGTATCTAGTTCCTCCTCGGCATCGATCAGCAGATCAAGCA